TCGGCCACATCACGGGCAAAACGGTTGCAGTGTGCGACCAGATGCCTGCGATGGTCGAAGCATTGGAGGCGCTTTGGGGCCAACAGGTGGACGCATACTGCCGCGATACAGGCATCCCTTTCCTGCGTCCGGTTGCACGGCCATGATGGGTGATGACACGAGACGCGTTGCTGAGCTGCACATGGCAGGTCACAGCCACGCTGCGATACAACTAGCCACCGGCTTCGGGTATACCAAGGTCGTCCGGGCTGTCTTCGATGCGCGCAAGGCGGGCATGGTCCCGCCGCGCAAGGTCAAAGCATCACCGCGACAGCAGGTAAAATACCTGTTTGCCAACCGTAAGATTAAGTTGGGGTTTATGAGCGACATCCTGCTTGGGCTAACACCGGACCAGCTGGACTGGCTGGCGGTTGAGGCGGACAAAATCCGCTGCGCATCAGTGGCCGAATACATCACGGAAGTGGTGCGCGACGCACATGCAGAGTCAACACCACAAAAGTGAGGTACGAAAGCTGACCCAACCCCCTTGACTGGCGCTTGGTCAGCAGCGTATCCTGCACCCCTGAACTTGAACCTGAACTTGAACGGACACCACATGGAACTGCTACCCCACCAAATCGAGGACGCCAAGTTTTTGGCGTCACGCCGGATCGCCGGATGCTTTAACGGCATGGGCACCGGCAAGACGGTCACCGCGCTCGAGGCGCTGATCGAGGCCGAGGTGCTCCGCGCCGTGATCATCGGCCCGCCTATCTCGCTCCGCATGTGGGCGCAGGAGGCTGCCAACTGGACCGGCGCAACGGTCCAGATCCTGTCGAAGGGGTCGACACCGATTGATCGCGATCCCGAGGTCGAGATCCTGATCTGCTCGTACGAGATCGCAACCAAGCGCCAGCACGAGCTGATGGCGTGGGCACGCGCGCCGCTGAACGGCATGCGCTCCGCGTTGATTTGCGACGAGAGCCACGCGCTGAAGAGCACCAAGGCCAAGCGCACCAAGGCGATCTTGGGCAGGGGTGGTCTGGTCGAAGCATTCCAGCACAGCTGGTTCCTGACCGGCTCGCCCATGACCCGATGGGCCGACGACCTGATCCCGTTTATGTTCCGGGCAGCGCCAGACCAGATCAAGAAAAAGATCGGCGCGCTCAACATCGACCGCTTCAACCTGCGCTACTGCATCGTGCAGGAACGCAAGTTCCCCGGCGCGCGCTTCCCGGTGAAAATGACAGTCGGGTCGCGTAATCTGGACGAGCTTGGAGCGATGCTCGCCAGCTGCGCGACCCGCCGCACGCTGGACGACGTGTGGGAGAGCATGCCCTCCCTTACACATACCCGGCTGGCGGTCGAAGTGTCGGGTCTCGGCGCGATAAATCGTGCGATCGAGAAGATGACTATGTCCCAGATCGAGCAGGCCATCGCCCAGAACGACGAGAACCTCGCCACCATGCGCCGTGAGATGGGCGTGTCGATGGTGCCTGCCGCAGCCGACTTCATCTGGCAGCGCGCGGACGCAGAGCAAGGTGCGATCCTTGTTGGCGCGTGGCACCGGGAGGTCATCGACACACTGGCGGATCTGCTGCACGTCAAGAAGCTGCGCGTTGCCAAGCTCGACGGGCGGACCTCTGCCGCCCACAAGACCGAGCTGCAGCGCCAGTTCAACGAGGGTGAGCTTGACGTGTTGGTCGGCCAGATCGGAGCGATGGGCGTCAGCCTCAACCTGCAGAAGGGCGGCAACTGCATTGTGGTTGTCGAGGAGGATTGGTCGCCCAGCGTGATGGACCAGTTCTACGCCCGCCTGCACCGCATGGGTCAGGGCAAGCCCGTCCACGTCGACACCCTGTACGTTGACAACAAATTATCCAAGGCGGTCACGACCATTTCGATGGCCAAGCGCCGCGCCCACACCGCAACTGCAACAGCCCATCAGGAGGCAACACAATGAACTACGAACTGAAATGCGAGGATCTCGAGGCGCAGAACGCCAAGCTCCGCGCCGAGATCGACAACTTGCAAGCCCCCCGGCCTGCACCCACCATCACCGACATCATCGGGCCTGAGGCATTCGACAGGATGATCGAGCTCTACCCATCGTTTCGCGCAAGCGGCACGCCTACCTGCCATACGGACCCCGCGTCCGAGGTGCTGTGGTCGTGTGTTCGGATGCTAAACCGCATGGAGAAGCAGCGCGAGGATGCGGTGCACCGCAGCATGGACGCAACCGCAGACTACGGCGACCTCTACGCCCGGTACGAGCGTGCCACTAATGCGCTGGCCGAGTACGCCATGCGCGCAGTAGAGGAGTACGAGGCATGATCAAGGATCTGGTATTGCACGGCGCGCAGGCGCTGGACGACGACGAGGGCTTCGGCATCGATCGCTCGAAGTACATGAACGCCTCGACCGCTGACAGCTGCATCCGCAAGCAGTGGTTCGAGCGCAAGCTGCCGCCTGTCGAGCAGGACTGGGGCTTTGCCCGCCGGGGCAAACAGGGCGAGCTTTACCTCGTCGACTGCCTGCTGGCGTCGGGCGCTGAGCTGGCGTACTGCGGCGACGATCAGGTCTCGATCTTCAGCGAAGAGCACCGCATCAGCGGGACGCCTGACGGCTACATGTCGACCGACCAAGGCTGGATCGGCATGGAGTTCAAGACGATCGACCCGCGCACCAACCGCAACTATTTGCCAAAAGCGGATCACATCACGCAGCTGCAGGTCGGCATGGAGCTGGCGCATCTGCAGGGCGATGAGTTCCCGCAGCCGGTGGCTGGCAAGCTGGTTTATATGGACGCCTCAAACTACAACGACATCCTCGAGTTCGACGTGCCGCGTGACCGTGACATCCTCGACCGGCTGGCACCGCGCGCCAAGAAGATGTTGAATGCCAAGGGCGCAGACCGCCTCGACCGCGAAGGCAAGCGCGACGGTCAGTGCAAGAAGTACGGCGGCTGCCCCTTTGCAGAGCAGTGCGGCATCGAGATCGAGGGCGAAGCCACGGTCACCCGGGGCAACCGTGGATCTGGTCTCGACGGTGCGGTGCAGACCTACGTCCTTGCCAAGGGCGAGGAGCAGGAAGCGAAGGCCCGCAAGGACGCCGCCGCAGAAGACATCAAGACCGAGCTGAAGGCGCGCAACGCCAAACAGCTGATCGTGGGTAACCACAACGTCGCAATGACATCGGTCGCCGGGCGCCGCTCGTACGACTGGAAGCAGATGGAGAAGGCGGGGATCGACCTCTCGCCCTTCATGAGTACGGGCAAGCCAACCGAGCGGCTGACCGTAGAGTAAACTGAACCTGAACCCTGAATAGGAGACTACCATGTCTACATCTCTCGCAGCCTACGCCAAAGGCGGCAACCTCCCCACCCTCGACAAGAACGCGATGGCGCAGGCGCTGTCTGCCACCAGTGCGGAAGAAAGCGCTGGATCTGGCAGCACGGGCGTCGAGTTTGTCTCGTTCTCTGGTAAGACCGGGGCCCTCACGTATGGGCGCGACCGTGACGACCTTGATCAGGAAGAGCTGTTCCTGATGGAGCCCCGCTCTGCCTTCCGTGGCTGGACCTGCTGGAAGGACAACAAGCCTGTTGCCCGCCACGAGTGGTCGATCTACCAGCCCCAGCTGGCAGTCCAGGAAAGTGACCTCGAGGACAAAGGCCCGTATGCTCGTCAGCAGGACGGCTGGCAGTCGATGCTGGGATTCGGCTTCATGTCGACAGAGGGCGAGGTGGTGCAGTACCGGTTCAGCACCAACAGCGTCAGCGGCAAGAACGCGGTGTCGGATCTCTTTGATGAGATCGCGCAGCGTACGATCCGCGATGAGCCGAACTTTCCGCTGTTCTACTTCAATCGCGAAAAGTTCCAAGCTAAGGGCGAGTGGAATTACAAGCCGAAGTTCGCCATCGACGAGTGGATCACCGAGGCAGAGGCCGCCGCTATGCTGGGCGGTGAGGCCGAGCCAGAGCAGGCCGAGCCAGAGCCCGAGCCAGAGCCCGAGCCAGAAGAGGCCAAGCCTGCTCGCACACGCCGCGCACGCCGCACCTGACCAACGGGGCGGGCCTTCGGGCCCGCCTCTCCACACCACGGGAGACCCACATGGAATACCAAATGATCACGACCGAGGACGGGCTGAACGATCTGCTCGACCGGATCGGCACTGACCACGCCGCGCTCGACTTCGAGACCACCGGCCTGCGCCCTGCGGAGAGCGAGGTCAGGCTGGCCCAGATCTGCAACGACGATGTCTGGGCGGTCATCGACTTTTGGGCGCTCGAGGGCGGCTCGTTCGCACCCTATGCCGAGTGGTTCGAGGACGGCACATGGATCGCCTTCAACGCCGGGTTCGAGTACCAGTGGTTCGACGCCGCCGACGCGCCTGACGTCAAGGTCATCGAGGTGGCGCACGCCAGACGCGCCCGGATGGGCGGCGATCAGATGTCGCTGGCTCTGATGCTCAAGGCAGATCTCAAGTACGAGATGCCCAAAAACCAGCAGATCTCGAACTGGGGCGCGCCCGAGCTGAGCACAGAGCAGCTCAAATACGCCGCAGACGACGCACTGTGGACGTGGCAGCTGTGGCAGCACTGGCAGGCCGAGCTCGACGAGCACCCGGCTGCGCGGCAGGCACAGGCCATGTTCGACGACCTGATCGTCCCGGTCCACGAGATGCGCGAGACAGGCCTGCTGCTGGATCAGGCGCGGCACCGCGAGCTGGTGGCACTGTGGGAGAGCAAGAAGGTGGTGTACGAGGCCGCGATCCGCGAGCTGGTCAGCGAGAAAGAGGTCGCGAACCTGCAGTCACGCAAGCAGTGGAGCGACTATTTCGGCCAGATCCTGCCTGACGAGTACCTTGCCCACTGGCCTCGCACCGAGAAAGCCGGTCAGCTCGAGATCAAGACCGCCACGCTCAAGGAGATGGCAGCGCTGGCCGGTGGCGAGGGACCGCTTGCCGAGGTGCTGTTCAACATCGCCGACCTGACGACCATCAACCAGTACCTGTCGAACTTCGGAAACAAGCTGATCAACATGGCGCAGAACGCCAGCGACGGCAGGCTGCACCCCAGCTACAACATCGCCCGCGCTGTGACCGGGCGGTTCAGCTCGAGCTCGCCGAACGCGCAGCAGTTCCCACGCGATCGCGAGCTGCTGGGTGACTTCACCAGCGTGCGCTTGTCGTTCATCGCGCCGCCCAAGAAGCGGCTGGTGTCGCTGGACTACAGCGGCATCGAGCTCAAGGTGCTGGCGCTGCTGGCTGAGGATGACCAGCTGCTCTACGACTGCGTGCACGGCGATCTGCACAGCGAGGTCGGGTCATACATGGCTGGGCACACGATCGACAAGAAGACACCGGAGGGTTATGAGATCCGGTCACAGGCCAAGGGCGTGTCCTTTGGCATCATCTACGGCTCAGGATCGCTTGGCCTGTCTGGTACGCTCAGAACGTCCCTCAGCCGCGCCCAAGAGCTGATCGACTTTTGGGCCGACCGCTACCCCAACGCGTTCAACCTGCGCAACACGATGATGAACCACGCGCTGAACGACGGCTTCCTGCCGATGATCGACGGGGGCACGATCTGGATGGGCAAGAAGCCGCAGCTGCCCAAGTGCGCAAACTATCCTGTGCAGCGCGCAGCGCTCTCGGTCATGGCGCGCGCGATCATCCGGCACCGGGCGCGGCTTGAGGCCGCTGCCGATCGGGGCAAGCACCTCGGCACACGGATGGTCGCCAGCATCCACGACGCCTTGATCGACGAGGCCCTGATCGACGACGCGCCAGAGGTGCTGCGCTGGATGAAGGACGACATGGTGCAAGGCTACCTCGACATTTTTCCGGGCGCGCCGACCGAGGCACTGGTCGAGGGCGGCACCGGCCCGTCGTGGGGTGAGCTTGAAGATGAGGAGGTGTAGCCCTTGACAGATGCTGATCAGCATCTTATCTCTAAGGCACACACCACAGGAGACCTTGACCATGACCCACCCGCACCTGATCGCCGACGCCGCTGACGCCCACCAGTTTATTTTCGGGGGGCGTTCGCGCTTCACGCTGGTGTCCAAGAAGACCGGAAAGCGCTACACCTACCGCGTTGCCAAAGCTAAAGACAACGACACCATGTTCTTTGTCGCCGTTCTGGTCGGCCAGAACAACGAGCAGGATTATGAGTACATCGGCTTCGTGAAGCCGGACAGCACGCACAGCGAACTGATCGCCGGTAAGAAGGGCAACCCCAACCACCCCGCGTTCAAGGCACTGTCGTGGCTGCTAAGTCAGGTCGAGCGCAGCAATCCGCTGGCCATGCCTGCAGACGTAGAGTTCTGGCACGAGGGGCGCTGCGCCCGCTGCGGTCGTGCCCTGACTGACCCCACATCGATCGAGGCCGGTTTTGGCCCCGAATGCATCAACCACATCTGAGGAGAACATCATGCCTTTTGACGCACAACTCGCCATCGCCAACCTCGACTTCCATGGCTTCGGCTATTCTGACCACCCGGACCTCACCGTGCTGCGCGCACGATACCCTGAGCTCGGCTTCGTCTTCGACAGCATCGAGGAGCTGCAGGAGAGCGCGGGCACCGTCGACGAGCAGATCAATGAGGCGGTAAAAGACGAGGTCACCCCTCTAAATGAGGAGATCGAGGAGCTGGAGACGCGCAACAGCGACCTGCGCCTTGCGCTCAACCAGATCCGCGAGCTGACCGTCGACGTCGAGATCACCAACATCATTGAGGATGCGCTGTGACCGACCTCGTCAACCACCCAACGCACTACACCCGGCACCCGTCGGGTGTGGAGTGCATTCAGATCACCGAGCACATGGGCTTCTGCCTTGGCAACGCGGTCAAATACATATGGCGCGCCGACCTGAAGCACGATGCCATCGAGGATCTGAAAAAAGCGCGCTGGTACATCGAGCGCGAGATAGCCCGGAGAGAGGGACACACCAATGCCTACGCCTAAGCACGACCTGCCCAGCAGCCACGCGGTGGCGCAGCGGTCATATCACCAGCGCCAGCTCGACAGGGGTCTGGTGCGCCTGTCGGTCTATGTGCCCGACGCAGATCGAGATGCGTTCTGGAATGCGATGGATCGCCTTCGCGAGCGGTGGCAGGCCAAGGGCCTGATCGATTAGCGGCAGGCCGCCTGCAGCTGAGACAACAGGACCTGACCAGAGGTCACCGACTGGTTGCCCCCGTCATCAAGCAAGGCCCGTGCGAGATCCGCGCGGGCCTGTCTCGTTGCGTCACAGATCGCGTCGCCGCTCCTGATCTGCGTAGTACTGCAGCCAGTCACGAGCAGCAGCAGGATCGTTGCCGTGGCTCTCTGCGCCATCGATCGCCTTTCTTGTGTCCTTGTACCTGTCCAGCTCGCCTGTGCGGGCTCGGGAGGCGGCATCTCTGCGGCCCTGCAGGTAGATTCCAAAAATGGCAAAGGCGGCGGCCAGTGCCGCCGCCAGCCAGAGTTTGATGCGACCGAAGATCACTTCTTGGTTCCGCCGCCTTTGGGTTTCTTCTTGCCGTACATAGGATCACCTCCTTCAGGGTTTCTTCTTCTTCGCCGTCTTGGCACTTTCGCGGAATGACTGTGCCGTTGGCGCACCTTTGGTGCCGGGCTTCCGCATCTTCTCGCCAGATCCGGATGCAATGCGCTTTCGCTTTGCTTGGATGTTGGCGTATAGTCCGGGCTGCTTTGCCATCAGCGCATCCTTCTCCACAAGACGTAGCCGATAAACGCCGCGGCCACGCAGACGGCCACAAGCTGCGCGGTGGGGGCTAGGCTACCCAGTATGGGCAGGTGCTCCGCCGCTGCGGCCACAGCACCAGCTACACCGGCACCGGCAGCAGCCTTGGCGTCTTTGTCCTCGGCTAGTTTCTCGGGTTGGCGTGGCGGCTCGGTCGGCCACGCGGTTGCCGTCAACGGCCAAGGTGTCCCCCAGCTGCGCGGCTCGGCGGTATCGACATGCATAAATCCGCTGCGCGGGTAGTACCCGAAGCCACTGAAGCCAGCTGCGCGCGCAGCAGCCTCGAACGTGTGCGGATCGTGGTTATCCATGCGGACGTCGAACGCGATGCCCTGCATGTGCTTGCTGGCCTTGGCCCCGCCGACCTTGCGGTTATGCTCCGAGGACCGGTACGCCGATGTCAGGATCAGCGGCTTGCCCAAGGCGGTGCGCAGCGCCTGCAGCTTGTCCAAGGCATCCTCGTTGATCAGGATCGACCCCGTGCCCTTGCAAGCAATCTCGCGCGGCGAGAAAGACGGCCACCGCCACGTGTTCGCAGGCACCATCTTCCAGTCGGAATATCTGGTCATGTCACTTCCTCAAGTGCTGTTCTATGTTGTCAAGTTTTTCCAAGACCATCTTGAAACTCTCCTTGACCTCTTTGAACTCACGGTCAGACGCTTCTTTGCTCGCAGACGTTTGCGCCTTGATGACAGCAATGTCCGTCGTGTTCTGCTGTGTCTTGAGGTGTAGTAGCCATACGAATCCGGCCAGTGGCGCAACAACCCACTGCATGATGGTGTTAAGCACGTCCATCGGTACGCTCCTTTATCTCATCCATGATGCGGAGAAGCGCGGTAAAGCAGTCGCGAGCCTCGGCAGCCAGTTCACTACGTACACGGTACGCTTTGAGTTCCTCAAGCGCCGCTTTGCGGTCATCCCACACTAGGTGAGAGGTCGGGTACCCGTCAAGGCGCCGTCGCATAATCTCGCCACCCATCAGGTGCGCACCGGTCAGCACGTATGCTGCCCCGGCGATCTTGTCGTCCGTGTCCAGAGACTCGGCGTATGCGTAGGCAGCAGGTACAGGCGTGCTGATGCGCCCCACTTCAGTGATGTCGTCTTCCAGCCGCGCGGTGCGGTGCAGAACCACAGGCAGCGTGGGGTCGATCTTGTGGTGGATGCGATGGATCGCGTAGAGCCAGTCGCTGTACCAATCCATAGGCGGCTTGCCAGACGCCATGGCAGCGCCCACGAGGTGTTCCTCGCAGGCGTGATGCTGGTCGCGCGTGGCTTCCCAGAGCGGCCTTGTCATGGGGCCTCTGGCCAGTTGATCTGCGCGGGGAACCCAGCCTGCGCCGTGATGTCCCGCAGCGCTTGGCGGTAGGTAGCCCATGCAGCTTGATCCACGGGAGCGTCAGGGACTTGAGTCCAGTCTGATGCGGCAAGTAGGTCGTTGCGTTGCGCGCGGGCTTGGGCGGCGAGGGCTTCGAGATCAACAGGTGGTGCAACGTAAACCCATTCAGAGCCATTCCACTGGTGGTCCCCAGAAGGAATCAGCGGCACGTCAACGGTTCCTGCGAGGTATGACGCAAATATCTCCGCACTTGGTGCGGTGTTAGTTTGCCAGTAACCTATCTTTGGATGAAAGAAACCTTTTTCCATTACCGTAACTCCTGCGCCGATGTGATTGACATTCCACCACCACTTGCTCGGTAGTAGTGATTGGGCGGGATAATTACACAAGCCGCGTCATAGGTGCCGCTAGAAAGGTCACCCCAACCTTGCGTAGAGAAAACGGACGTGCTGGGGCCAACCGAAATATCTAAGTTACCAGTCGCATTTGCCCGCATTTGAAAAACAATCGACCTGCCTGTGGTGTTTTGATACCAAACATTCGCGGAGCGAGAAACTGCCTGCCACGTTTGACCGACTCCAATGCCAGCAGGAATGTCAGACTTAAAAGCCAGTCCCCCAAAGCTTGAATTGTTATCGACTTGAGCCAGCAACTCAGAGCCACTCCAACCAATAAATATTTTACTACCCAACTGACCTGCACCACCGCCCTGCTGCACTGGGGTGAAACCAAGGGCACCTGCGGGTCCGGTAGGGCCTGTAGTGCCTGTACCCGAAACACCCTGCGGACCCTGCGGACCAGTTGGGCCAGTCGAACCACCAGTGCCGTTAAGGCCAGATGGACCAGTTGGGCCTGCGGGGCCTGCG